GGATGCCCGAGCAAGAGAGACATCAGCCTGCGTAACTGGGCGTTCAATCCCGACAAAGGCAAGTCGATGCCTTCGTTGCCTGAGTGGCTTGACTCAGAAGAGAAGCAGGAGTTTTTCTTCAAATCTCTTACCGTTCGGGAAGAAGAAGCGATTGACAAGCTGATGCCTAAGCTCGACAGAGTCATCAAGGACTTCTTGTTGGCGCAACGCAAGAAGCTCAGAGAGATCGCAGCCGAAGCACCGAACAGCAAGTCACAGGCAGTCACTAAGTACGTACCGACCAAGTCTGAGATTCGCAGGCTCTTAGATATAAATGAGGAGTATTGGGCAGACCAGCTATCTACAGCCATGCTGCCGACTCTTAAGAACATGATGGTCGTAGGAGCAGCCGGAGCGGCAGCAGAGATCGGAGCCGCGCCCTTTATCTCAAGCGTCACAGATCCAGAAGTCTTGAGCTTCTACTCCAAGTTCCCTGCGTGGCTTAAAGAACGAAGCGTCAACACACTGCACAAGGACATCACTAACGTGATCCTGCGCGAACTCAGCAGAACGCAAGGAGTCGGAAGCGTAGCTTCAATACAAGAAGCAGTCAGGCTTGCACTGGTAGACCTTGAAGATCAGGTCAAGGTCATGATCGACAAGATACCTACTAGGTCTCAGATGATTGCTAGGACTGAAGTGCAGAAAGCTCAAAACGGTGCGCGTGTTGCTGAGTGGAAGAAGCAAGGCGTGCAAAGACATCAATGGGTGACAAGCAATGACGCCGCAGTGCGCGTGTCGCATCAGTTCATTCAAGGAGAGATCGTTAGGGTCGGGGAACGATTCTCGATCGGAGTCGCTTATCCGGGCGCACCCGATGGTGACGCAAAGGAGGTCGTGAACTGCCGCTGTAGAACAATCCCTATCGCAAATCAATAATGGAAAACTCAAGAAACATCGCAGCCAAGAATGTTGTGCTCGGCAAGGCAACCGCAGAAGACCTAGAGCTTCTCGGTCCTATTGCAGTTGCAGAACTCAAGGCGAACTCGTCTACAACTCAAGTCAGAGCGTCATCGAGCAAGCGCGTGTCACTCAATGAGAAGACGCGCTCGATCACTTACATCGTCTCTGACGAAACACCCGACAGGATGGGAGACATCATCTCTGTTAGGGGATGGCAGACAGACCTGTATAAACGCAACCCTGTTATCTTGTGGGGGCACGACCAGAGCATTCCTCCGATCGGACGCGCTAACAACGTGCGGCGTCGATACGCAGGCAACCCTCGACTGACGGCTGACATCGAGTTCGCACCTGCCGAAGCTCACGAGTTTGCAGACACGATCTATCAACTTGCAGCGCGTGACTTTATCCGCGCCACGTCTGTCGGATTCCTACCGAAAGAGGTTAAGGAGTTGGCAGACCCAGAACGCAAAAAGCTCGGCCTCGGAAAATACGGCCAATTTTACTCAGCCGCTGAGTTGATGGAGGTGAGCGTGGTTGGAGTTCCCGCCAACCCTAGTGCGCTAGAAGCTGGCATCAAGTCCATGCTCACCGTTGGTGGGCTTACCGAAAGAAGCGCACCGCGCTTCATCGAAACATACGCACCTGAATCAGAAGTGTCGTTGAAATCCATCAGCGATCTATGCCGCACATACATTGACATGGGCGCACTTACACAAAACACTAAGGACTCCAAAGTGGACGAAACGCAAACAGAAGAAGTGGTCACAGAAGCTGAAGAGAAGTCACCTGCGTGCAGGCAAGAGGGCGAGACTACTCCTGAGTGCGTAGAGAGAAAAATCCCTGAACTCATCGAGGAGGGAATGGAGCAAGACCAAGCTGTCGCTGTCGCAAACTCAGTATGCGAGACAGCGTGCAACGAAAAACAAGCAGAAGAGGTAAGCATGGTGAAAGCCATGTCTGAGCTTCTTCAGCAGCAGGCCGAGCAGACGAAGGCAACCCGCCTACTCGTTGATGCTGTGGCCGACCTGACCGCAAAGGTCTATGAAGATCTTGACAATGGCAAAGAACGCGGAGCTTGCGCTCACGATGCGGTCTCGCCCGATGTTGTCAAAGACGCTTCAGATGATCTGGCGAATCAGGCTAAGAGTGCGATCCGGGGTTTCGCGGATAGCTTCACCTTGAGGCGGGATTCACTTGATAACGACACCCAAAACGGAACGACCAATGTCTGACCATAATTTAGAAGACGCCTTCGAGGCGCAACTCAAGGGGCTCGGAGAGCATCTTGAGACTACGGTGGAGAAGTTCGCTAACGCAGAAAGCGATAAGCGTGCTGAACTCCAAGAGCAAATCAAAGGGCTAGAGGCGTCTATCGCTGAAGTCAAAGAGAACCTTGTTGTCGAGAAGCGTGGACACCTCCCCGGTGTTGAAGCGGCTACTCCCGACAGCGGCAAAGAAGGCTTCTCGATGGCTCGCGCTTGTCGCGCTCTTGCTCGCAAGGACTTCCGTGACGCTCCCTACGAGCAAGAGGTCTTCGCTGAGATGAAAGAGAAGGCCATGAGTGTCGGCGTTGATCCGAGCGGTGGCTACATCGTCCCGGAAGAAGCCATCACGACGGTCATCGAAGCTCTCAAGGCCAACGTCGTTGCGTACGACTTGGGTGCGAGGGACATGGCTGCAAGCAGCACCCCGCTCACCATCCCCAAGCTGACAACTTCAGCAACGGGCTACTGGGTCAGCGAGAACTCAACGATCACCGCGAGCGACCTTGGCTTCGAGCAGATCAACATGACTCCGAAGACTGTCGCAGGTCGGGTGATCTTGTCGAACCTTCTCCTTGAAACCTCCACTCCGACCGCTGACTCCATCATCGAGCAGGACCTTGCTTCGCAGCTTGGCCTCGCGCTTGACGCTGGTGTCCTCAACGGTTCATCAGGTGGTGGTGCAGGTGAGCCCGTTGGCATCATGCAGACCTCTGGCATCTCCAGCGTAACCTGCACAGCAATGGATGAGGACGATCCTCCGACCGTTGCCAACTTGATGGAGTTCATCAGCGACCTAGACGCAGCAAACGCTCTTCGTGGTCGCCTTGCTTGGTGTGTTCACCCCACCATCATGAACCAGATCCGTCAGATCAAGAGCGCAAACGAGTCTGCTGGCACTCCTAGCCTAGACGTCAGTCGCTTCGTGGTCTCCGACTCACTCGCTGATCGGATCCTCGGCTATGAGTTCCGCACCTCGACACAGATGGCTGCGCCGACCTCAACAACTTCGGCCAAGTCCCTGCTCTTCGGGAACTGGGACGACGTCATGATCGCTCGCTGGGGTGGTCTCAGACTTCTCGCATCCGACACTTCGGACGATGCTTTCTCAAAGGACCAGACGCACATTCGCGCCACCATGCGTTGCGACGTCGCCCTTCGTCACCCCGAGTCGTTCTCCGTCTCTGCTGACTAATCAAGGAGCTTAATTAAATGACACTTATGGACCTCGGCAACAATGTTGCCATCAGCAGCCAAATCCTTCCGGGAACATATACGGCTGACCAAGCGGGAGTTGCTGTTGACACGGCTCCCTACGCTGAAGCTATCGTCATCGCGAACATCGGAACAATGACTCATGCAAGCAATGTTCTGTCGCTCACGGTGATGGAGTGCGACACATCAGGCGGGACATACACCGCTGCCAAGAAGTTGGGGACGACCGATGACGCAGTCATCATCGCTGCGACTACGGCGAATGATGAGGCTACCTATGTCGCAAGGGTTGACCTCAACAACACCAAGCGATTCATCAAGGTGCCGTCAGTTGAGACAGGTGACTCCGGTGACGGCGACTACGCCGTGACCATTGTCTTCCTTCCCTACAACACGGCGAACGCCGACGCTCCGACCATCTCGGTCTAAGGAGCTTTTGACATGACCCTCCTAGATGTAGGCAACTGCGTAGTGGTTTCACCTCTTCACGATCCGGCGGTGTACAACGTCGCCGGACGTGATGGGTACACGGTGGACACGGCGAAATACGCTTATGCGTTCGTCGTGATTCACCTCGGCAATCTGCACGGCTCTGAGACTGTGCATTTCGAACTACAGCACGCGCTTACATCAGGGGGGTCATTCACAGCTTGCAACAAGTTGGGGACAACGGATGACGCCCAGACCGCTGAGTACGGGAACGCAAACGATGACCAATGCAAGATCATCTCTGTAGACCTGAACAACACCAAGCGGTTCTTGAAGCTGCGAGCGAATCACTCGTCCTCGATCTCTCACGAATACTCGGCATGCCTAGTCCTCATGCCGTATCTCACCAACACAGTCTCAGATGATGCCAAAGCGGCGTCTGCTCCTGAGTTCAACGTCTAGAATCAACTCATGAAATACAGAGTCAAAAAACGGTCGCAGCTTCTCTACCCTGACGGAACGCTCAGAGGAGAGGCTGGCTACATTGTCGATACCGATCTCGCTCACGATCGTGACGTGTTGAGTTCTCAAGGGTCAGTCCTTGAGAGGACAGGAAGGTCAGCAAAGACCTCCCCGGTCTTGATGAGCAGAATGGAGGTCTCTGAACCTAAGAAGGCGAAGAAGAAGACCACCAAAAAGAAGGCCACCAAAAAGAAAGACTGATGGCCAAGAAGAAAAAGCCTAAGAAGCCGAGGCCCAAAGTTCCGGGCACTCCTTACTAGAGCATAACCGGGGGGTGGGGTTCTCTCCCAAATCTCCTGCCCCACTCCCCACCTACATCAAACACACTCATGAGATACCTCTGCATTAAAGACGTCTTTGACAGCAACGGCGAACTTCTTGGCAAGCAAGGCGACACGGTCGAGCTTGACAAAGACTCTCTCGACAAAAGAGAGCGCAAGCGTGCTGCTGCAATCTTGATGAGCAACGGAGACAGCGCACTCAGAGAGGTTGGCGAAGAGCCTAAGAAGAAAGCAAAGAAGAAGAAAAAGGCTGCTTACAAAACTCGTCAGATAGAAGCTGACAACAACGCAAGCGACTGACATTGAACGCAACGACAACAGCTAAGGTCAAAGAGTTGCTAGACATCGCGTCTAGCGACACCACTCACGACACCGTGATTGGAAGACTTGTGTCTGCTGTTTCTCAACGCATTGAGACGTTCATCGACCGACCCCTTGAGACAGCCGCCAGAACAGAAGAGTACGATCTGCGAGCAAGGCAAAGAGTCATCTTCTTGCGTGCTTACCCTCTAACTGCTCAGACTGACATCGCGTCTATTAAGATTGCCACGAACTGGGACTTTGCAGGTGTCAGCGCTGTGAACTCTAACGACTACCACGTTGATCTAAACACAGGGGCGATTCACTTCAACTTCTACCCCATTCAACGCTACCTCAATGACAACATGGGCACGGCGCACAATGCTGTGCAGATTGTCTACACGGGTGGCTTCGCTGGAACTGTTGACGGCATCATTGCAAATTATCCTGCGATTGCAGAGGCGTGCGCTACGCAAGTCGTGGCGATGTGGCGCAGGCGCGACCAGCCTCACATCAAAACTACGGACATCGGAGACTACGCCTCGACTGTAGAAGGGCCGCTCTCTTTCTTGCCTGACGTTCGCGAAGCGCTGATTCCTTACAGGCGCATGAGGTTTGGGCAATGACATTGGAGTTCAAATCTAACGCAGACAAAGTCGTGCGTAATCTCAACTCCAAGTCTCGCAAGGTAGCTGCTACTGCTCGCGACTTACTCGATGAGATGGGGCGAGAGTGGGAGCGAGAAATGGTTGTAGGTAGATTTACTGGCTACAGCAACGGCAAGACCACTGGCAATAAACTTCGCAACAGATCTGGAAACCTGAGAAGCTCGATCAACTCTAAGCCTGTTGGCGGCACTAACCTGTCGAAGATGGGCGTCTTGTTAATGGCTGGATCTGGGGCGGCAGGATATGCACGCCTGCAAGAGACTGGGAAGCCAAAGCCCATAAGACCTAAGCGTCGAAAGTACCTACGCATTCCGCTAAAAGCTGCGATGACAGGAGCAGGCGTAGTAAGACCAGAGAACAAGCCTATCAAGTCTGGTAACGGCTGGAAGACAGTCGGAGGCAAGGACACCTTTGTTCGCGAAACGAACGGCAAAGCTATCGTCTACAGAAAGGACGGCAGAGACAAGATCACTCCTTTGTTCCTGCTTAAGGGTTCTGTCGTTGTTAAGCCAAGGCTGGGCATGGAGAAGACTCTCAAAAAAGTCATGCGTAAAAACGCGCCCAGCATAGCTAGTGCGATCGCTGCAACTTTAGGTAGGCGAGCCTGATGGTTTACACAGCGGTTGACACATACGACCTGAACTCTCCCGAGACAGTCGAGGTGACTACTTTGAGGCGAGGAGTCAGAACTCCCTTGGACGGAGGAACGATTAAGCGCCGACAGACATTTTCTAGTGAGTCTGACCAAGGTCTTGCAGGCGTCCGTAGGTTTACCCTGCGATACTCGCTTGCAACAAAAGCAGACTACAACAAGGCGATGGCTTTGTGGAAAAACAGCACAGGGGGGACGCAAGGCATTGCGTTCACAAACACCTTCTCGCCTTACTCGGGATCTTCGGAGACGTTGATCGTTCGCATGGTTGACGGTCCCTTAAACTTGCGAAAGATCAGTCACGTCAGGTACTCGTTCACGATCGTGCTTGAAGAAATGCTGCACGGGCCGGGGGTATAGAGATGACCGCTTCTGGCTTGCCTGTTAAAGAGAAGATCCTCAACAATCTTCAAAGTCTAAAGGATGACGGCGATGTGCAGCCGATCGCCTCGGCGACAGGTCTGGGCTTGATCTCTACCTCTGGCACTGGTCATGCCTCAGATGGCGACTACTATACTGACCCAAAGATCATCACAAGAATTGACGCAAGCCCACTCAAGATAACTCAGTTTCCGGCGATCGTCATAGAACCTCTGAGCACAGACTACGATGGATTTGGAAGCCAAGGCACGCTGACGATAGCAGCCACTTTCAGGATTCGTTTAAGGCTAATGCTGCACACAAGGACCAACGCAGTCGCGTTGATTGAGCGATTCATAAGAGACGCTCATCGGGCGATCCTTGTAGATCGGCAGCGAGCCAGCAACGCCATCGTTACGCAAGCCGTGTCAGACTCTGTTCAATACCCGACTGATGATGACGAAGCAATCACGACAGCAACTCTTTTAATAGCGGTCGATTATCGAACCGCTTGGAACGACCTCAACTCTCCGACATAAAAATTTCTCATGGCAACCTTTAGAACATACGACCGCCTCCTCTACGCCAAAGTGGAAAGCACGGAGGGTACAACGGTCACTCCCGGAAACGCGGATTACATCGAAACAATCGACCCCACATTTACGATCACGAACCGCACCTTTGAGCGAAACGTGACCAGAATGTCTGTCACGCCTGCGCCTGCTCATGTTACTGGCACAGGTCGTGGAGACAGTGACGGCGCACCTAGTGCTCAGTGTGAGTTTACTTTTGGCGTTGAGCTTACTGGCGCTGGACACGCTTCGAACGTCCCTAACGATGTGCCGTGGGGCAAACTGCTTGATGCTTGCGGTCTCAAGTTTCTCGACACCCTTTACCGCATCCCTCTCGCAGATCCCGGCATTGCTACGGACTCAGCAAACACCTACTACCCTTGGATGTTGCGACACGCTGAGAACGTCAGCACGGGCACGACAGAATACGCTGGCGGCACAAGGGTCGGGCGACTTGTAGGAGACACCTTCTACAAAGACCCCTATGCCTACGTCAGCAGGAACGGAGCCAGTCAAGCCGTTGGTGGATCAGACGAGGTCTATGGTCAAGCTACAGACTTCCAGATCAACTCTGGAAACAGCAAGCTCTACCTCGACCCGAGCGGAGCAGGCGTGGCTGACAGGGCTAAGGCTTGGGCTACAACGAGTGACACAGACCTTGGAGGCGCTGGAAGCACGAACTGCAACAGCCTGACCATGCAGATGTACATCGCTGACACTGGTCAGTTCATCAAGATGAAGGGCGCTCGCGGAAACGTAGAGTTCCAGTTTTCTTCTGGCGACCGCTGCATCATGCAGTTCACTTTCATCGGTTCTTTGGTCGAGTTCAACGATGGAACGACCGCCCCGACTCCGACAGCGACTGCTCTTGAGGTTGCGCCTTCGGTGGTTGGCCTTTCCCTCAAGCTGGGAGCATCGAGCTACGCAGATGCGAACGCGGCCTATTACGACGGCACGGTGTTCTCAACATTCAGCTTAAACCTCAACAACGAGGTTGTGCTGAGAGACTCCTTGAATGATTCAACTGGATACGAAAGCTCCTATATCTCTGGGCGTAATCCTCAGTTGACCTTTAACCCTGACGCTCGTGACCAGACTACGTCTTACGACTTCTGGAGCAAGCTCCTCAGCGGCGATCAGACTCATATGGAGTGGACTCTCGGAACAGACACTGGTAACTCGTTCCGCTTCAAGGCTCCTGCTGCTCAGTTCGATCAGATCGGAGACGGCAACAGGGACAACGTGATGACCTTTGACTCAACAGTCACCCTGACTGGTGGAGACATGGGGTCATCTGTGCTCGAAGAGCCTGATGACACTTCTACGGCTTCCAACCTCATGAACAAGAGGCTTGGTCGCAACAACGAATTCGTAATGTATTACGAGTGATCTAACTTTACCCCGGCAACTGGAGGCAACCATGCCGATTGCACTTGACCCGAAAGCAACCTTCACATACGTCCTCGAAGACGATCGCAGCAGTGAGCCTGATGCGAGGACTACGTTCACACTCCGGGGCCTGACGGTCGGAGAGGAGGCCCGTGTGGCTGACTCGATGATCTCATCAGTCCCCGGAGAGGATGAACTAAGCTACCGCTCTGGAACGCATCAACTGACCGTGCTTCGTTTTGGTCTCCGTGGTTGGACGCAGTTCAACGATGGGGAAGGCAACGAGGTGAGATTCGAGATGACTCGAAGTCATCCCAAGCACATCACTGACGAATGTCTTGATCGGCTCTCCGCTCAACATCGTCAGGAGTTGACTTCTGCGATTCTTGACCGGGGGGCTGTGTCTAAAGAGGAGGGGGAGTAATTAGGGCTGCGGTAGCGCAAGGATACGGCTCTGCTGTGCAGAGCTTATGCGAGCAAGATTTCCCTGACTGCTCGCGCTGCCGTGGTCCTAGATCTGAAGACCTGCGTAAGTTTTGGGGGTGTGACGCAAAGGCAGATCACCCCGTCTGGGTAAGCGGCTGCGGTACATGTCACGGAAGTGACGCGGAGTGCAACGAGTGTCACGGAACAAACAAAGTTCATCAACACAGATGTCCATCCTCAATCATTGAATCGGCCCCAACGCACTTACGCATTCATCTAGACTTGCTCATGAGATCATTTAGGCATTACACGGAACGCAACGTGATGCCTGTTGTAGGCGGCTGGTTGGATCAAAGCAGATCCTATCTTGCTGCGATCGATTTAATTGACGCAGAGAGGTCTCGTTGGGACTCAGTCAGAACAGAGTACGAAGAAAAGAAGCGAGCATCAGAGGCACGCAAAGCTAGAAGTCAAATGCCGAGGAAACGATAGTGGCGACAACTGCTGAGACACTAGCCTTTGAGGTGCGCCTCAAGGACTTTATGACCAAGGAGCTTAAGCGACTTGGTGCAAGCACTCAGAGGCAGACTAGCCTAATGCGGAGAGCGTTCGATCGCGTAAAAACATCTCTTGCAAGAACGAACCAGACAGTGAAGCGTCTTGGTCTTGTTATGAAGGTGGCTTTTGCTGCTTCAGTTTTCATGGGCATACGCAGCGCGGTTGTGACATTGCGCGAGTTTAGTCGCGCGATGTCTGAAGTAAGAACCATTCTAGATGAGACCACTCTGTCGTTTGATTTTGCCAAACAAAAAGTAGTAGACCTAACCTACACCACGACGGCCTCTGGAAAAGAGATTGCTAAAGGTCTCTACCAGACACTGTCTGCTGGCGTAACTGACGGCGCTGACGCAATGACAATGCTCACAGGAGCATCAAAACTTTCAGTTGGCGCTTTGATGACAGTCAACGAAGCTGTAGACCTTTTGACTAACACCTTCAACGCATACGGAATGACCGTAAGCGAAGAAGCTGTCACCGCAACGGCTGACCTAATGTTTCAGACGGTCAAGCTAGGAAAGACTACAGGGCCAGAGCTTGCCCATAGCTTAGGCATGGTGATGCCTGTCGCGTCTAACCTAGGCGTGAGCATTGAAGAGTTAAACGCAATGCTTGCCGCTCTTACGCTAGGCGGCATGGACACTGCTATGGCTTCGACCCAGCTAAGGCAGGCGATGGTTCAACTCTTGAATCCTTCTGATGACGCTAAGAAGCTGATGAAGGAGTATAACGTAGAGATCTCAGCGGCTCGTGTGTCGCAAGAAGGTTTCCTGCCCGTGCTTGCAGACCTTAAAGACAAGTTCGGAGACAACGCGATTGCGATGCGAACTCTATTTCCGAACATTCGAGCCCTCGTCGGTGTGATGGCTCTTGCTGGTAATCAGTTTGATTCTGTGAACCGCATCATGAGAGACTTTAGCGGAGCTTCTGGATCAGTCGAACAGGCTGTCGAGAAAATGCGTAACTCTCTCGACCACAAGATGAAGCTGTTGTCTTCTAACTTCTCTAGTTTTTGGTTGGGCATGACAAAAACTATGAAGGGCGCTGTTGAAGACATGTCCACAGATCAACTAGAGCGACAGGCGAAGGCATCTAAAAAAGCTGGCGAAGAACTTGGCAAAGCCTTCAGGCCAATCACTACGTCATTCGCTACGTTGATCGGTGTGGTTTTGATTTCAGGTAATCGAATTTTGAAGTTCTTCAATGAGCTAGGAATTGAAGTCGAAGGTGTTGCTCTTAAGGCGATGAGATCAATGCAAGCGCTAGGCGAGTGGGCGCTTGTTCCTGAGACAACTATGAAGAGGTTGGGAGATCAAATAGAAGCGACCGAGTCGAGAATCGACGGAATGAGGAAGCAAAACGACCGCTTAGACAAGAGCATGACAACTCTTATCGGTACGACGGGTGAAGCCTACTTAGCCTTTGCCGACCTAAACAACATTATGGTTGACCCTAATCTTCGAGAGATGATTAACAACCAGAACAACCTAAATGAAACGGCTGAAGCAAATGCTCAATTCACACGCGACAGAGCAGAAGCTCAGAGGATGCTTAACGAGGCGCTAAAAAATGCCCCAGACGAAGGTCAACAGACCATAGATTTTGCTCGCCTTCTCATGGCGGACAGAGCAGCAGATCAAGCGAAGAAGGCTAAAGAAAACAGAAGGAAGGCATTTGAAGAAGAGATCGGCAACTTAATGACGTTGACTGATTTTGAAATTGCTCAAAGGCAACGAGCACACGACCATGAGATAGCGCTGAACAAAGATCTCAAAAAGATCAAGGCTGAAGACCTTGACAGCTTTAGGGCTATGAAGGAAGAGGAGTCTCGCCTAGTGCTTCAAGCAAGACAGCTTGAACTTGACACGGCTTTCTTGGCAATGCTCGCCGAGGAAGAGTTTCAAAAGCTGACAGAGAAGGGACAGCAGAATCGCATACGTGAGTTCAAGACTCGCATGGAACAACAAATGCAGGCAGCCAAGGCTGGCGAAGAGTTTGCAAACAAGGAGGCGGTCGAACAAGAAGCCTACTTGATGCGCCTTGAAAAGATTAATCGTAAAGAGCAAGAGCTTGTGCAGTCTCGAATGGACCTAGCAGACTCTTGGGAAGAGTTCGGCATGACGAGCGACAACGCTATTGCGTCAGGCATTCAAGGACTTAAGGAGTGGGCTTCTACCATCGGAACGGTTGACCAGAACATTCAACAACTAACAGCCACGGCTGTTGACGGATTTATCACTGCTTTCCTTGATGGCATTGAAGGAGCTATCGACGGAACAAAGACCTTCAGAGAGGCGTTCCAAGACTTCGGTCGAATGTTCCTTCGCATGATGGCTCAGATGATTATGCAGCAGATTGTTCTCAACTCCCTGCGGTCAATGTTCCCAACGATGGGCTTCGCTACGGGCGGCGTGGTTCCGGGGGGCACAGGGTCTCTATATCCGCTCGCAGACGGCGGCGTGGTGAGTGGAGGACTTGGAAGGGCCACGCCTGTCAAAGCCTACGCAAACGGAGGTCCAATCGTTGACAGTCCTCACGTTGCGCTTATTGGAGAAGGCAAACACAACGAGGCTGTTGTTCCCCTTCCTGATGGTCGATCAATCCCTGTAGACTTACAAGGGTCATCTAGCGGGGCCTCAGTTAACATCTCGATCTCAGCCGTTGACGCGGCTGGCGTAGATGACTTGCTTATCCAAAGGCAGTCAACGCTACGCAATATCATTCGTCAGGCGATGGAAGAAGACCGCGCCTTCAGGCAAGCGGTCAGGCAGCGGTGATACCTTATGTCTCAGGTACTCCCGGCAAACGAGACGTTTGAATCTCCTGACTGGCTAACCTCTACGAGCGGGGCAACGACAAAGTCGTTGTATTGGTACAACTTTTGGCCGGGGTTCTCCCCCGGCACACAGATCGACGCATCGACCTACTCTACATATCCGATGAGGACTGGCGGTGTCCTTGGAGGCAAAGGCACTTCTGCACTTCTTAGGCCAGAGCCAAACTCTCTGACATCTATTCCGTGCCTAATGACGGACACAAACGGAATGGACTCGGTTAACCGAATCCGCTCGGTGCTTTGCCGTGAAGAGGCTTCGTTCAATCACGACGATCAAGACATCACGGTCACGTTTGGACTAGAGACAGTCGGTGGTGCGACTCAAGGCTTTGCTATGTCAGGCACGGGCGGCTCGTCTCCCTCTCGTGGTGGTCGCTTTAAGTATCCAAGCGCCTCCGCAACTACAGGGTCGGTCTTTACCTCTATGTCTCAGCGAAGCCGTGGCACTTGGAGTTCTGGCGGTGGAATGAACTCAAGAGGTAGCGACTCATCGCCGCTTAACCCTTGGCCTGCGTGGGAAGGAAATGCCGTCTATTTTAGGGCTGGCGGCGGTGAGCCTACACCTGTCAACGGTGCGATTGAAGACGCAGCGACCTTGTACACCAAGAGGCTGTGGCACTACACCTGCGTGACTCACTACTCGTTCGTGGCGTATCCGATGGGTGGTTCAGCTACAGCGCCAAATCTGTATCTTGAGCTTTGGCAGGTTAAGTACACGAACGCAGGCGGGACAAGCGGCAACGTACCTCGAAGGCTTATCCAGCAGATCGTTACGGGCGGCTCAACAAAGATCGACTTCCGTCAAGGCTATCACCTAAGAGTTAAGATCGAAAACGATGGAAGCTCCAACCCAGACATCAACTGCTTCATCGGACCCTACACAGACCTCAACGGAGATGTGCAAGCAGAGGTTCAATGCTTCAAGACGGACGCTATAGCTGACGGCAACGCATTCACCGTGGGCTCAAGCGTCACGCATACGGCTGCAAGCGGCAACGTCAAGGACTCCCACTCAGACAAGATCTCGACATTTGCAGATAGGACGATTGGGTTTGCTACGGCTCAAGAAGGACTGTTAGACGTTTCGTCTAAACTCGGAGCGACTGACCCTGTGTTCTACTTAGCTCATTCGGGCGTTTACTCGATCGAGTCAAAGAGCATTCCGGGATCGGGGTCAGGCACGGTCAGGTTCAGAGACGAGTTCAAGCGCGTGGTCGAAGGCGCTACACGAACAGGCACTCAATCAATCGTCAATCCTCTCGTCAGCCAGACAAGCGTCGAAGGAGTTCAGGCAAACGGCCTTTTTACTTTTGACGGCTACGCGCAAGAGTTCCCAACGACCCTAGACACAAGCACCTCGAATCTCGACATGATTCGTCGGCAGCTTCTGTGGACATCTGGCACATCGTCAACAACGCCGACAGACTTTTGCTTGATTGATTACGACTGGGATGACTCCGCGACCGCAAGGCCGTGGCTAGTTACTAGGTCATTCATACACTTGCGACCTTCGACTAACTTCTACAACCATCATCGAAAGATTGAGTTCAAGCCGGGAGCCGAGGCGGGGTTGGCAGGCATCTCGACAATCTCTTACGAGATGGGCATTCACCTGCGTGGCAGCTTCAACGGCTTTACGACCAGAGGATTGTGCGCCTACATCAAGTGGACTACGAACGGCAACGGCACGATCACCTACGGCTCTGTGTCTATCGTCTATCGCAACCACATCTATAGCGACCAGAACCCAGAGAACACAGAGAACTTTGACTACCAGAGGCTGATCGCTCGACGCATATATGCGAGCGGAACATCTAGCGGCTTCCCGAACCTCTACGATGGCAACTTTCACTCTCTTGCATTCGAGGTTCAAAACTATGCTGGGTCTCCGTCTCCTGAAGGCATAGGAGAGTATCGCATTAAGCTGAATGGATCGGCCTTAGAACTGACCGACTCAACTGCCCCATATCAAAGCAGTACGGTCTCTCCGTACACCGTGATTGAGCCCGACCCTCAATCGACCTTCGGGAACTCTGAAGGGTTCTGGTTCCTTGGGTCGATCTCCGAGGTTCAAGCCGCTGGCAGGGCGTGGAGCCCGACCGCTGTTCGAAACTGGACAGAGGAGTCGATGACCGCTGACCCCGGTGGCGTGACAAGCGCAGACGATCTTGCGTCCATCTCCGTGACAGGAGAGGGCACGCCTAGTGGATCCCTCAACACTAGCAGCGGCGCTCTGGCAATATCAGGCGCAGGCGTGTGGGACGTTGAGACAACGGTGACAGTCGAGAACTTTATGAGCGGTCGATATATCCCGTTCGACTCAGGTCACAAGTACACCTCGCCCATGTACAGTAAGAACCGACGAAGGTGGCAGGTGCAGGTCAAGTCTATGGATCTTGCCATCTATCAATCGCTTCTTAGCTTTTACAACACGCATGATGGCATGGAGATACCGTTCACTTTTACGGTTCCAATCGAAGACGATGGCACAGAGACAGGGTCAACGGCTGAATCGACTGAGTCGGTCTATGCGTGGTTTGGCGAGGACTCACTTAAAGTTCAAGAGCTACCCGGACAAGTCTACAACGCCAGCTTTAGCGTAGAGGAGCTACTTGTTTCATGAGCCCTCATCCCAACGTCCCCTCTATTGCATTCCTTGAGAAGAACCTGCTCGCGACTGGTGAGAGGTTTGTGTGGCTCTACGAGGTTGAAGTTCCGACCAGCACACCGACGCGATACCGATTCGTGAGAGACAACGAAGCCGTGACGTTCAGAGGCAACGTCTACTCTCCTTTTCCGATTACGCACAACGAGACCAAGGCTGACGATCGAGGCAACTTGCCTACCGTAGAGCTAACCGTGTCCAACGTATCACGCGAGTTGATGTCAAACCTCAACACCTATGGAGGTCTTGTCGGCCAACCTGTTCGATTGATACTGACTCACGCTCTTGCGATCGTGACAGGCGAGGACATCTGGCAGCACGACTACAAGATTATTAAAACCACGGCAAACGAGACGGCTGTGACTGCGACCCTTGGAGATTTGAACCTATACGAAGCGAAGATCCCTGCTCAAAGGATGATGCGATTCTACTGTCGCCACCAGTACATGGACGCCTTCTGCGGTTACGCGGTGGATTCGTCACACGCAAACTTCTTGCCCACTTGCGACAAGACGCTTGAGGGTGCGAACGGATGCAAGTCTCACGGAATCAGCGAGGCCGCAGCAGGTCTGCCGTCGATACACCCGGAAAGGTTCGGAGGTTTTCCGGGCATACCTGAGCAGACCACGGGGGGCACTCGACTATGACTTTAGAGTGGCATGACCTTCTCGGCATACCTTTCAAGTTGCACGGAAACGACAGCGAAGGCATGGACTGCTCGACTGTTGCTGAAACAGTCTTGAAGCGCTTAGGCAAAAACGCACCGCCAACAAGTCCATACAGATCCGTTGCTCACTCGGGCGCAGAGATGGGCTCTTACTTTACGCAGATGGGTGACGCTTACAGCCTTGTTGGAGTAGACACTCGGACTGCGACAGAGCTTGGCGATGTTGTGTTGGCTAGAAACCCGGAAGGAATGCCGACGATGATGTTTGTGTTGGTTGACGTGTCCTCTGGTACTTTTCTTACAGCGGAACACCAAGGCGGCGTGAGGGCTACAAGAAGATACAAGATCGAGTCGCCCGTTGCTGTGTATAGACTGAAGGAGGTAGAGCAGTGATTCGAGTATGTCGATATGAGTCTGCCTTTGCTCCGCATCAGAGAGAGTTCCTTTCTGTTGAACATCGCAAGGGCATGACCCTTAAAGATCTCGGTCAAGAAGTTGCTGGATCTGCTGAGATCGCAGCTTGGGTCAACGGCGAGCTTGAGAAAGATCTGACACGCGCAGTCAGTGACGGCGAGTTTGTGCATGTAATGTGCGTGCCGCAAGGCGTTGGCGCTTTGTTAATGGGACTCGCAAAGTTCATTGTCACAGGTCTTATCTACGGCGCGATACTGAAAGAATTCTTCATGGAAGACCCGACCTCTGTGTCAGAAGAGGGCGATCCATATCATGGCTTCAGGAACAACTATCGACCTGAAGGCGAAGCGATCCCGGTGGTATACGGCAAAGTTAGAACTTCGCCCCCGGTTCTAAACCAAAGCGTCCTCGGAGCGCAGGCCGTAAACCAAGCCTACATCATCGGTCGCAACGAAAACTTAAACTCGATGTTTGCTGTAAGTCACGGCCCGATCTTGGGGTTCGGTGACGCGCAACGTGATGTGTACACTCAGACTGATTTCAATTCGCACTTCTCAAGTGGCGACGGCTCTCTGATAAAGCTGCAAATCAATGGCATTGAAGCACGACACTTTGATGGACACTACGAATGGAGAACGGGCGGCGGTGGTCAGTCCCCCATACGTGGGCTTTTAGGAAACATCTCCTATACAGACCCCGGCACTTCGTACACGATCAACTTTGACTTTCCTAACGGAACCGCTGCGATACCTGTCGCGACCACTGGTGAAGTCGCTTACGGGTCGCGCATACAAGAGAGCGACTCGACTGAATATTTTAGGCTCCATCTAGCAACTGAATGCGACCGTGGAGTTGTTCAGATCTTGTTCCCAAGAGGGTTGTACAACTTCTCTCAAGACTCGGGCAACTACAGCAACAACGAGCGAACGATTCAGATGCAGTATTGGGTTACAGACTCTGCTGGATCTGCTGTGCCATCGACCGTCATGATTATGGACGAGGTCAAGGTTGTTAACGATGAGCCGAATATGTTCAGCGTTGATCTTCCGATCTCCTTCGTATCTCCAACGACGGTCTCGGGAGGAGGTGGATCAAAGGGATATGCTCTTGTTGACAACAACACAAGCGGAGGGCACAGGCTTTATGTGAGCGGAACAGGGACAGGCTCTTCTACAGGCGAAGACCTTGACTTGCTTATTCCGGGCATACGAAGCACAAGAGAGACGGCAACGGGCTCTCACGTCTACGCAACTTTCGACCAGACGATGAAGTTCACGTTTGCATCGTGGGTCAAAGTGCCTGACTGGTCGGGCGGCTTTGATGGTGGAATTGCTGGCAGCGCAGACCCTCCGATGGCTTGGCTCATGCACTGGTCTCGCGAGGCGAGCGCAGGCGCATCTTGGCCCTTCCAAGGAAGCGCCCCGCCTCCAGTCGCGCAGAACCTTTACCTTCCCGGTTCTATCCTTTCAACAGGAAGCTCTGCTGACTCTTTCGGCATGGCGATCTGTCTGTGTGTTGATCCTTTAGGAATTGCCCCCGGCAACGGCTCTGTCCCCTCAGACGATCCGTGGGTTGTTCTCAAGCTGTACACTTGGGCTGGCAACATGGGAGTAGATCAGGCTGGTCATATGGGATCAGAGCCGGGGTACATGAGTTGCTGGGTCTCAAGCAAACTAGGTAGAGCGTCACAATTTGCCGACTGGCAGCACGTTGGTCTTGTCTATGACCAGTCAACATTCTCGGCGATCAACGACACGGTAGATGCAGCGACTGAAGCAACAGTCAAGATCTACATCAACGGTGTTCAGCGATCAATTCAGCTACAGCCTGAGAGCTTGCTAGATAGTCCAGAGAGTTACGACACAGGATGGGTCTTTGGCAATCACCCGACAACTGGGTTCTACAAGAACTGCCGACACGTCCCTGTGTCCTTCTTTGCTGACAACAAAACAGTTCTGAGGATCGGTGGGTGGGACAACATCACCAACGCTACACCTTCACACAACGTCACCAAGGTTGGCCTAGCTGAGTATCTCTTCTATGACGGAGACATCGAGGAGGACAGGCCGGGGTGGTTTAGCGATCAGGTCAACTCGTTCGATGACTTCGGCAATAGCCCGATCGCAACTGTGCAAACGCTCGTCTCTATTAACGAGACAAAGCCTCACTTGAGAATCTGTTGCCCCTTCGACAACGACGAAGTCGTAGCAACAAACTTCTATAAGAACTATGCCTACCCTGATGGAGTAGATGAAGCAGGTGGCGCTCTGCGAATGCAGAACACGGCCATTACTCAGACTTCAGGTTCAGCGGTATTGTATCCACAGCTTGGCGTCTCAACCCTCAACTTCTACATCCTTGAGGTCTTTGTCGATACTCCCTCTGAGGACGAGACTTCAAAGATGAACCTGTGCTCCTTGGACACTGTCACAACATGGCAGAATGATGAGTATAGCTATCCGGGCATTGCTGTTCTATCGACGAGCATTCAAGCTAACGATCAGATCGCCTCTTCGAGCCCACAGATTACGGTCGAGGTACACGGCAAGAAGGTGGACGTGTGGGACGGCGAAAGCATCGAGAGCCCGACGTTCATTTCACAATGGTCTAGTAACCCTGCATGGGTCAGCTTGGACTTGTTGCGATCACATTCCTATGGCTTAGGTCAGATCTTTGCTCCTGACGGCACTCTGGAAAACTTCGACCTGACTCAGTTCATAGAGTGGGCAACTTGGTGCGACGAAGGAGTGCCCGACGCTTACGGATCTATTCAGTTCTTTGCGATCAAGACTGGCTCGCCCACCTCAAGAACTGTGGTGCTGTCGTTTGGCTTGCTTGACACGGCGAACTCAAGAACGCAACGCATACCTAAGACTTGGGCTGTCGGCAAGCACCTGTCAATTCAAACGATTGTCACATCAGAAGTCGGCACTGGCTTTGTTACATCTTCAGACTTAGAGGGTGGACTTAACAACGCTTCGAACAGGCTTGAGATCACAAACATTGAGTTTAAGGCAGAGCAAGGTGGCTCTCACGGGTGGGTTGGATGGTGCGAGGTGTCTGTTCTTTGGAACCGTGACACATGGCCTAACGGAGGTGCAGTCTCAGATCCAAGCACTGATCCCTATCCGGCGACATTCTACGCGGACATGGCAGGCGTGTCTTACTTGGGCACTGCTTCAGGTTACGAGTACAGATGCGCGTTCAATGGTGCGCTGACCAAAAAGAACCAAGCGGCGTGGGATGAAATCCTGTCTGTGTTTGGTTGTGGTCGAGCAGTGCCTGTCAAGATTGGACGCTTCATCGTGCCTGTCTGGGACCGACCACGTCAGCCTGTTGCGCTGGTTGGTCAAGCCAACATCAAAGAGGGATCGTTCACGATTAGCTACAGCGATCCAAGAATGGCTCCGAACTCAATGGAGATGGAGATCCTCGACGCTGATCGGAACTGGCAAGGTCAGACCGTGCTCGTTGACCATCCTACGATTCAAGGTTCAAGCCTCTTCCAACAGGTAAGGAAAGAGCGCGTGTCACTCTTCGGATGCACTAATAGATCACAAGCAGTGCGCGAAGGGATCTACAGGCTAAACAAGTATGTCCTCTCTACTCGTTCGGCAGAGTTTGAGGTTGGGCCTGACTGCGTTCACCTCTTGCCGGGGGATCGCATCTTGGTTGCTCACGATGTGCCAGACTATGGCGAGAGTGGAAGGCTGCCTGTCGCCATGCAGATCTTCAACATTCACCCCGGTGGCGGTGGCATCTACGAGTCATGGAATCAGCAAGGCGGCGACTGCACGATCTCTGACCGATCTTTGATTGAGTCGATTGCTCACGCAACTCTCAACCCTCCTGTAATCAACTTCCGTGGTGGGTGCGTGTTCGCGTACAGCGTGCCTACAGACTTTGGAACAGCAGGCCAAGAGCTAGGAGGGACGCTTGGATCATCAGGCAGAGAGCGCACACCGACATGGGCTGCTCAGTACGTTGCTGTTGGATCAGGTCTCTACCCGACACCTGACTACAGTGGATCGATTCCGATCAGCCCTTTAGATCGTATCCAAGACACAGCAAAGAAGGTCAACTTCAGCGTCTACGTTAAGCAGCCAGCAGGGTACTGCGGTTCATCTGCATCGTTTGCTCTGGTCTTGTATCGCCTGTGTGATGACGGCTCATATGTTAAGGCTTCGCACGGCGCTTACTTTACTTGGAACGGCAGCGGAGCCTTGACCTTCGGTGCTTACATCGGGGACAACACGGGTGTCTCATCTCCTTACGGTATTACCTACGACATAAGTGGAGCGATTGCTGGTGGCTGGTATCGAGTAGCGATCACCTATGACAACGATGACACTGGAGCCAAGACGGGAGCAGGCGCGACGGGTGTCGGTGACTACCTACAGGCAAGACTCTTCTACAATTATCCGACGTATGCTTACGGCTCTCTTCCTACCTTCGACGATGTAAGCGAAGACGGGCGTGGTAATCAGTTTCTTTACGGAGGAGACCCGACAGGTCTTGAGCTACAGACAAGCGCGTCTGCGTACTACTGGACTGGCGCAAGGGTTCGAGGAACAACGACAGGGGCGAAGATCGTACATGACCTGACTGTGGCCCCTCCGTTCTATCCTAATGATACGACCTCTGGCTCAGGCACTCCGGGATCAAGAGGCTACGTGCTTCTGTACGATCACGATACAGGTGTAACGACTGACCCTGTGATGATGAGTCAGCAAGTTGATATCAACTTCACGGGCTCCTCGTCTCCTCTTGTGACGAGCAGAGCCAATGAGCCGATGTGTTTCACGGGCTACTTCAGGAGGCATAGCGCCAGCGAGAACGCATCGATCCTAATCAACATTCGCAAGGCATACACGCAGTCAGGCACAGAGCTATATACCGCTGATGGCGGTCAGGTTGTTCTGACATACAACGGCTCCTCGTGGTCAGCGGCCAACACGACTGTAGGCTCTGGCATTACAATCAACTCTTCAGTTGCTGCTGTTCGATTGACCGACTCAACCACAGATGCAGACTGGGTTCAGCTAAACATCGACGTGACTTCTAGCGCGAACTTCACGCAGCTAGGATTTCAGATCGGATCCAACTCATCGTCTGGAGGCAACAAGAGATTCTATGGCTGGGGGTTCCGTCTGCACGGAGCGAGCGACACAAGCGGATCAGTAAAGATCAACCCATATCCGCACCAAGGCACTGCTCTGTGGGGAGCAATGTACGAACCTGAATACACAGGCAGCGGAGCACCTACGACCTACTACGAAGGCGGCCAGATACAACTTGATCGTGACGTGACTACGACAGCAGGCAAGACCTACGAGATCTGCATGAGGTCCACGTTCGAGACAGATATGAATCTCAACACGGACGTGATCGAGACTGTCGTTGTTTCTTCTTCTGAAGTTCCAGCAGTCGGAACGACAAACAAGGCTGCAAGATCTTGGCTGTCTGTAGTGTTGCCAGAGAGAATGTACCCTCGCGCAGGTGATCTGTACTCGTGGGGCGAGAGCAACTCTGCGACAGAGGACTTCATCATCACGGACGTGTCTACAGACCCTGACACCTTGGTTCGCAAGATCGTCTGCATGGAGTATGACGAAGATGTTTATGATGACACTTCGATCGCAGACATCGTAGACCCTGACGTGAATGATGGCCCCGGCCCCGGCGGCATTGGAAACTGGGACGGCGCAGGCAACCAGTGGGATGTGACCTATGGCGGCCTCGCCTTTAACGAGCTAAACATCAGCACGCAGGTGGTCAACTATCGAACAGGTGACGGCATTACAGTGCCTTCAATAATCTTGCGCTGGGAGTCAACCTCTGCGATCAAGAAGATGCCGTTCAAGGAGCTACGCATATGGGTCACGCGCCTGACAGATGTGGCCACAAGCTCGGGCGAGTCGAGCTATCAGTACGTGGCATCTGTTCCTTCAGGCGTTAACTCTTACCGCTACGACAACTTTGCGATTCAAAACGCATCGAGCTACAAGTTCATTCTTCAGCCTGTCGCGCAAGACGGAACGGCTAGGATCTTGGCGAACTGTCCGACAGCCGTGGCTATTGGTACTCGAATCGCTACGCCTATTGCTGACGCGCCTACGGTCAACTCAACAGTCAACGGATTCACGCAGAACTATCAAGTCACCAAGAACACAGATGCAGAAGTCAAGGCAATCGAAGGACGCATAGGCGGGTGGATCATATCGACCCCGGCGTTTATCGTGGACCCCAACACTGACCGCTTTGATTCGCACGCCCTTCTGCCTGTTCCAACTGACTCAGTCGGCTTTACGCAAGGCAAGGTATACGCTCGCAACAAACTGTCGAACGGAAGATATGGCAAGGCAGTAATTCATACAGGCACTGAAGAGTTTGTCGATGTCTCATCTTCTCGACAGACAATCGCTGAGAATGATTACGCCTCAAGTGTAGACGGATCGCTAGATACTAACCTTGCAATCACGTCGGGCGTTCTGCATTGGAACGCATCATCGTCATCGATCGCTGCTGCGTACTACAAGCTCTCTGAGCTAGACGCGACCACAGCCAGAAGGACCGTGGTAAACGCGGTCATTCAAGGATATCAAATACGCCATGAGACTCTTGCAGATCTAAACTTTACGCTGGGCAGCGACATCGGAAGCAACTGGTCCTTAGAGGGACCGATGCAAGATGATGGAGGAAATGCAAAGGTCGAGATCGAGTGGAGATGGACGAGTGGCAGCAGCATCACGTCAGTGAACTGGCGAACTTTTGAGCCGGGAGAGGTCTACGCTCGAAAGGTGCAGTTCCGACTTAAGTTTACGAGAAAGAACGCAGGCGACGATGTGCGTCTGGAACGCTTCACGGTTAAGTGCAACGACGTGCCTTCCGTGAACTCAACACTTCAAGCCATTGATGGAGGAACCTTCTAATGCGCTACTTGCCTTTGCTACTTTTGCTTGCTTCTTGTCAGCGTTGGTCTTGGGGCGGCGCAGCCGACGTGCTTATGCCTGACAGCCTTACCCTAGGCAATGGCTCAGGGTCACACTCAGGGCAGCTTGCTACACACAGCCCTCAGTGGCCGTATGAGGGCGAAACAGAATCGACCTATGCTGCGCTGACTTGGAACCTTCCGAGCGTTACAGGGGCTCAGGGGGGCCTTAGCAGGGACGCTCAACGCAACATAGCCCTGCTCGCAGAGCACATGGTCACTGAGGAGGGATTGCAGCCTGCCGCAGAGGTCGAAGAGGGCGAGGCTCCTGAAGAGGTTTCCGTGACAGCGGGGCCGCTGGTGTTGAATCTCCGAGAGGGGGTAAGCCCTCCTCCGATCTGGCTGCCTGCTGTGGTTGCCTTGGTCTTCTTGCTCATCATTCTCAAAATGCGGTCGGTCAACAAGCGGAGGAATTGGCGATGAGAGTCCTCGTTCTTCTTTTGCTTGCATCGTCTTGCGTGTCTCAAAAAACTTCGCCGCTTGTGCATAGCTCGCATCTCACCGTCACTGTTTGCGCGGGAGAGCTTTGCGCTATATGTGGCTCAAACTTTTAAGATCTAACATGACTGCAAAAAACGACAAACCTATTGGCGGTCAAAGCGATCGCAACGCTGAAGACCTTGCAATGCTTAGGCGCATTGAAGCAGAGCTTGCCGTTGAAAAACTGCGAGCACAAAAGAGCGCGTCTGAACTTGCTGGAGAACATCTTGGCATGTGGGGCGGCGGCTATTTATGCGTATTAGTAATCGTCTATTTCGGATCGATACTTTTCTTGCCGAGCGATGCGATCTCAGCCGTCACGGGCGTTGTGACTCTCATCGTCACGTCCATGATCCAACTGCTCAAGCAGGTGGTCGGCGGTGAAGCTGGAAGCTCCGAAACGAAGGAGGTTCTCGAAAAATGAAACCTGCCGCATATCGATACTCAAAGTGCCGCGTCGATCGCTGCGTTGACGGTGATACTGTTGACCTGTGGATCAACCTAGGTTTTTCTACCTTCGTAAAGAAGCGCGTGAGACTCATGGGTATTAACACGCCAGAGAGTCGCACTCGTGACCTAGAGGAAAAGAAGAGGGGCAAAGCTGCGACCGCCTACATGGAGTCTTTGCTTGAAG